CCGCACTTCAGCTTGTGCACGATGGTCCAATCATCCAGCTGCCGCCAGAAGCTGACATGATCGAGGAACCGCGTACAACTAGGACACAGCATGGGACTATATCCCCCAGAGCCGATGTCCTCATCCTCGTCGTAGGCAACCTCCATCTCCTTGCCGATCTGCGGAAGCTTCTCAGCCACACCCATCAGCATCTTCGCCTTCAGGGTTAGCTGAGGATGGTCCTTGAACTCGTTCGCCATCCTTCCTCTCCTTCCTTCCTCTCCCAGAGGACTCTATCGGGGATCCAGCGGCCTCTTCAGATTGTCTCCCAACGCGACCAGCGTGGCGAGGACCAGCGGATCGCTGAGCATCTTGAGGTCCTTGGCGACCTGCGACAGCGCGAACACCGTACCCGCCTTCTCCCTCAGGAGCTCCTTCCAATCGTCGTCGGTCCCGTCGTCCTGAACCACCGAGTCGATGTACGGCATCAGGAGGGTCTTGATCTCCACCACCTTCCTGTTGTACTCCGCCTCGATCTCCGGAGTGATGATGTCGCTGAACTTCATCCATCCACCTCCACCGTGACCATGATACGGTCCGGGAACTGTTCGCCGTTGAAGACCGTCTTCGCCAGGTAGATGTTGGCCACCGGCGTCTTGAACCCATCGGGGTTCACGTAGAGGACGCTGTTCTTCGTAGCCCTCTCAAAGTGCAGCGTCTGCGTCGTGAGCTGCTTCATCAGATCCTTCCTTTCGCACCCTCTGCGAGAGTGCTGTTGTACTTCTTGATCTCAGCCTCGACCACCTCTGCCCCCCTCACCACGAGTAACTCAAACCAGCTAGGATCATCTAGATTCAGCTGACCGATCTGGCTGTTAGGGAGCAACTCTGCCCTCTTCTTCAACTCCTTCAACCGCTTCAAGTCCTCCTTCCTGAAGTCGATGTGCACTCTCTCCCTATACATCTCCTCGTCCTCCATCCCAGATTGCGATCGGGAACACGCTCAGCGCGTCCACCTGTCCGATGTGAGCACTCAGCATCAGGCGGAGCTTGTCCTTCAGCTCGAACCTCATCTGACTCAGATCGTCATGCTTGATCTGGTCATCTACCTCAACAATGATCATCCACTTCACTCTTCTCACCTCCTACCCCGTGAAGAACTCGAATATGACCCTCGCACAGACGTAGATGAAGCCGGAGACCGCCACGATGGCGATCCCCGTCTCCAGCTTCTTCTTCACTTCTTGACCTCGAAGAACTTCTGGAAGTTGTTCTTCCACGTCGCGAGCTCATCTCGCTCCTTCCGAACCAGCTTGAGCTCGTACTCCATGTCACCGATCATCTTCGGCAACTCCTTGGTGATCAGCTGGAGCGCCGCCATCACCGTTCCGTTGCTGATTGGAGCCCTGTCGATCGGCAGTGGCTTCAACGCCGCACGCTGCTTCTTGGTCTTGCCACTGCCGTCACACGTCTGAGCGTGCTTCCCCATGTGCTTGAAGTGCTTGCCACACTTCGGGCACGTCACGCCCTTGTACTCCCTTCGCTTCCTCGGGGTACCCAACTTCTTCATCTCATCCTCCTCCACCTCGTTGGGTGGGACCACTTCCTCTACGACCTGTTTGACCTCAGCCGGAGTCATGATCGGCTCCAGCTCCGGCATCCCCTCCTCTGGGTTATCGACTGGCTTGATGTCTTCCGGATTGACCACGGGAGCCTGCTTGAACCTCATGGTGGCCTGGAGCCCATGTTCCTTAACTAGCTTGCCCCAGTCATTCCAAGCCTTGTCAGCCTGGTTGCTGACCCCGATGGCATCCTTCTGGTTGACCTCATTGACAAGGGAGAACCGAAGCTCTCCCTTGCCATAGAGGATACCATGAGTTGTGTGCCGCAGCTGTGTGAACCCATACCTTCTGAGCTCCCACGCTAGATCTCTGAGACTAGGCATCCTCCTGTCTCCTCCCTTGCCTAGTAGTTCCGGATCGGCTTGCTCGCTTCCACGCTCCGGAGCTTCGCCTTCATCTTAGCGAGCTCGACCGGAGCTCTCTTGACCATTGCCTCCCAGTACTCCACCTTCTTGATGGTCTGCTTCCTCTCGTTGTACCACCTGTGGTACTCGCCCTGATACTTCGCCATCCTCGCCAGCTTCAGCTTCTCCTCCAAGCTCATGGCGTCGATCTCCGCCTTGATCTTGGGATCGATGATGGCTCCCCTCTTGATGGCATCCGACTGTTGCACCATCTTGAGGGCCTTACCGATGTCTGCCCACTGCTCGTAGTTCGTGGGAACGCCGTACGCATCTCCGATGACCTCTGCCGTCTCCTTGTCCGGCACGTAGATCATGATCGGATAAGCATACTGCGCCTTGTAGCCAGTGGTTCCTTGAATAACCTTGCCCCACATGGCGAGTTGCGTTACTGCCGGAACCACTCCTGGCTCTCCGATCGCTCCGTAGCGGTTCGGCGACGTGGGGGTTGGTCTCACGTAACCTTGGAGCTCCTGACCGAGATCCTTGAGCGCGTAGATCCCACAGCTGCATCCGACATGCGGTGGGATCCCCTCAAGTCTGGACTCATGAGCTCTGATCGCACACTGCGCGACCATCGGCTCTCTCGGCACCCACACGATCCCCTCTTGCGAGGCGCTGTGGAGCCTACCGTTGATCGCCACGAGCGCTTTCCACGCGTGGAAAGGCTCCTCTCTCTTGAACTCCTGACCGTTAGCGTCCAGCTGGCTCATGAACTTCCTCCTTTGACGGCTCGACTGGAACCGTCTCCTCCTTCTTCTTCGGTACCGGATTCTCCTTCGGCTCGATGTAGATCTCTTCCTGTTCCTTCCCGATATCCATCGCTCTCACCCCCCTCCTCACGTTGATTGCTATCGTTAACTTGATCATACTACCATTATATCATGAGATATAAGGGTAAAGCAAGTATCACCCCTTGCTCGGGGCATACAACCTATCTCACCTCCTATTCTCATGGATTGTTGAATGGAAAGCCACTGTTCATGTTCTGTCGAACCTCTAGCCTTCTACATCCTGTCCATGAACATCTCTCGGACGATGTCCTTGAGCTCCTCGACCGTGACCTTCGCGATCGCGGTGCCATAGACCACGCGGTCCAGGTAGTCGTAACGCTTATCCTCATCCTCCGGAATCCAGACAGTCAGCTCCGGGTTGATCTCGAACTCTTTATGGTCATTCCAGCGGTTGGTGAAGTAGCCAGCTTTCTCAGCCGCCTTCCTCAACGCTGTGGTGTCTATCGTATCACTCTCGAACGCCGTCCTGAAGCGGTCAGAACCGACCGCAATCACCATGGGTCAGCCGTGACCCTTGAGTTCGAACTCCTCGTTGATGAACCCTGGCACCCACACGTTGCCGTTCATGAGGATCAGATCGTTGGGAGTCTCGATGATCCTCATCAGAGCCTCTGCGTCGAACGGACTGAGCCCGTACTTGATCACGTCCTTGTAGTCTTGCCTCATAGCACTCTCCTCCAGTTCTCCGCGATCTCGCCTTCCATTTGCCGTTCGGTCACCACATCCCATCCTGTGGGGTTCGGAAGCTCGTAGGCCTCCTTGGTCGCTACCACCAGGATCGCGCTCAGACACTCCATCTTTCCGGGCTTGGTACTGAGGTGCTTGTGCTGCCGATAGTGAAGCGCGAAGTGATACGCCTCAGCCTCTGTAGGCCCGTGCATCCAACTGCTATCCCACCCACAGTTGAGGCACAGAGCCTTGAACTTCCGCTGCTTCATGACTGGATCTCGATGTCCATCAGCTCGAGGATCCCACCACACTCACTCACGCTGAGATCGTCCTGATGATTCTCGATGTCCTTGAACCTCTCCTTCACGTTGCTGTGGCTCCACCACAGCTCCGCGAAGTGACACTTCCCACACGCGATCAGATACGCATGAGCCACTAGATCTCCTCCTCGTTGCCCAGGATGAACTCGATCGGGATGAATCGGCCGCCCTCCACGTCGTAGCTGTCCTCACTACCGCAGAACATCAAGGTCTTGGTGTTGTGATCGTACGCCGCGATGTCCAACGCCCCGTTGAACTGATCCAGCACCTTGTAGTACCCATCCTTGTTGAAGTGCACCTTGACTGGCATTCTAGAGCTCCTCCTCTGGGTTCTTGAAGAGCTTGTCCTGACACCCCTGACAGATCCCGCTGATGGCGAACTCCCTCCTGCTGAGATCATCCCTGAAATCCGCCATCCCCTCGATGAGGTTCTCACACGCCGCGAAGACGCAGTGATGCCCCTGAGCCTTGAGACGCTTGATGAATCGGTCCTCGAACTCGGTGCCGTAGAACGGTAGGTCTCTCACTTGCTCTCCTCCTTGATGATCTCCCACTTGAACTCGATCTCCCGGTCGTTGTAGCTAGTGTTTCCGATCATGTGTCCAAAGTACGCGTTCTCCACCGACTCATCGGTGAGAGGCTCGAGGACCTCGATCTCCATCACGTGCGTCACCTTGACGATCATCTGTTCTCCTCCTTACACCTTGTTCTGCATGATACCACCCTCAACAGCGTACTCGCTGATCGAGCCGAGCATGTCATCCCACGTGCCCTCTTCGTAATCGAACCTGAACACCTGAGTGCTGCTGTAGGGTTCCCCATCTGGCCGCTGCTCGACTCTACTGACCGTGATCACCACGTCGAGCAGCTGCCTCTTGGATCCACCCTCCTTCTTGCTGTTCTCGGTCTCGGTGAGCTGGTCTTCAGCGATCTTCGCCATCGCCTCGTCCGCCGACACCATACCGTCGAGCCACAGCTTCACCACATCACTCTTCTTCGTCATGGGTTCGCTCTCCTTTATTTGTTCATGACATAGCTTCATCATACTACTATTATATCATGAGAGAGAGGGGTAAATCAAGTATCATTCTTATCCCCGGCCTTGAGGGCAGAGAGATAGCTGTCGAGGATCTTGACTAGCCCCTTTAACTTCTTCCTGTCACGCTGTATCGGCCAGGGAGACATAGAGCTGATCACTGCGTGTAGCCACTCCTCCTTATCCTTCTCATACTCCGATGAACCCATTTAGACCTCCCGTTGTGGCTTTGGATATCGACGTTGGAACACTCCACGTCTGAACTCATCGTGTAGCTCTAGCTCCTCTTGGAGTTGCTTCCACATTGCGGGAGCCATCGCTCTGATCTCATCCACTGTGGCTTGTGGGAGTGGGGTTTCCTTGGGTCCTGTTGGTGTGAGTTCTCCCTCCATGACTAGCTGCCAGTAGAGAAGCCGCTTGATGATCTGCTGGCGCTTGTTACGCCAGTTGCGATAGTCCTTGGAGTGTTGAGTCTCTGGCTGGTTGTGTCGCTTGAGGATGGCTCTGTCTTTGGGATTCCATGTGGGGTTGAACCCGTGATCGATAGGCATGTGTGACCCTCCTGAGCCTATTATACCACCATCAGTAGTGGAAATCCACTTTTCTTTTCCTTACGAGTGGTGATCTACCGTGCAGAGAGATATATAGAGTTGAAATGATGTAATGGATTAATAAAAAATAAAAAATAATAAATGATAATATACCAAATAACTAGAGAGAGACTATGGATAGTAATCGCCAGGCCCCACATTCACAGAGACTATATCTCTAGCTGGTAGATCACCAGCTGTATTGTTGTTTTCACTTTCATCTTTAGCCGGCCCCAATCCGATCGAGCAGTCTGGATCCGTTCGTCTAAGGGGCGACGGCCGAGGCGGCCGGGGATCGCGAGACTCATGGTATTATAATATAACCGAGATGGCAACTGGGGATAGGGGTGGTTTGGATCCGTTCGATGGGGGGCTGGGGGCAGGAGGGAAAAGAATAGGGGAGCAAACTTCGCTCCCCTATCCCTTCGCGCTAGTGGCTCTGGAGCTCTTCCATCAGCTGCAGGTACTCTCCCTGATGACGCGCCAGGATGATGAGCTTCGCCCACTTCTCCATCGCCCCGAGGTACGCTCGGTGCCTGGCGTTGATCTCCTGAGCCGCTCGGATCTTGAGGTCTCGCTCGTTATCCCACTCGACAGCGCTTCCCATGTCTCTCATCGCTCTCTCCTTGAAAGCTGGGGGGATAATCGCTATCCCCCCAGCTGCTTGGTTGTTAGCTGCTCTCTCCCTGCTCCCTCTCCTCCTGCTCCTCGATCGTCAGCTCCTCCTCGCTGAGCTCCTGATCCTCGGGGAGCTCTTCGTCATCGAGCAGATCCTTCGCCGCCTTGATCCTCGCCCACCGCGCCTTGTTGTATCGCGTTCTCTTCGCTCGGACGTACCCCCTCTTGTTGTACGCCTTCATGTAGCTCTGATGCTTCTCCCACGCCTTCAGATCCTTCAGCTCCTGTTCCGTTAGCTTTCTCATCTCTATCTCCTTCTTTCTATGATGAGCTCATCTCATCATACTTATATTATATCATCAGCGCGAGGGGTAAATCAAGTGTGCCCCCTCGATCGCGTAAGCGATAAAGTATGGACCCTCCCCCTTCGCCCCCTCCGATTTCTAGGCAGACCTCCGGCCGGCCGCCCGCCCCCCCGGCCCCCGAAGGGGGACGAGTTCGTCGCAGCCAAGGTACTAGCAACTTCACTCGGACTTCGGACCGAGTGTGTCCTTTAATACTACGGGAGGGCATTCCCGTAGTACCCGTCAGGCTGGCTGGAAGACCTAGATGGCCTTCTTGTGGGCCCCGGACTTCAGGACCACTCTGGCCAGCTCTGCGATCTCTTGGACGGTCTTGCGACCATCTTCGAGATCCCAGATGAACTGGTCAGCGAAGGACACCTGGTCTTTCCACCACTGCAGCCGACCACACGAGTTGCACGTGTGCTTGACGAGGTTGTCGTCTTGGTCGACGATCTCATCAGCATCGTGCACCCAGTGGTTACCGCAGTAACAGAGGTGACCATGGATGTCTGGCATGATGTTACCTCCTCTCTCTCGCGGGAGGAGATACCACACTGCCCGTGGCTGGAGCGACACCTTAGATTGGATAGGAAACTACCCAGGAGTGTTGGCTCCTGGGTAGCCAGCGTGCTAAGGGTTATCTACTTCGACTCTTCGTCAGAGTCGTCGCAGATAAGCTCCTTAGCTGCCTTAATGCGAGCCCAGCGTGCCTTGTTATAGGCAGTACGCTTGGCGCGCACGTAAGACCGCTTGTTGTAGGCCTTCATGTAAGCCTGGTGCTTCTCCCAGGCCTGAAGGTCCTTCAACTCCTGCTCGGTGAGCTTACGGACCATAAGCTCTCACCTCCCCTCATCCCACCCTTGATTATAGTGTTGGTGGGAACCTCATCCAACAATGAGGGGTTAGCAGTGTTAGGTCGTGTCAACATGTACTACCTGTGGTGCACCTCCTTTCTGTGTGGGTGCTATGTTAACTACTTACGACGAGCGATACACTCGTCGCACTGGTAGATGAGAGCACCGCTGAACTTAACAAGCTTCAGCTTGACGAACTGAGCACCGCAGGTCTGACAGCACTTAGGAGCCATTACTCTCCGATCCTCCTCTCTTCGGTGAAGCGCTTCTCGATAGCTCTCACCGAGTCTCGATACTCCATCCACTCCTCTGCGTACTTCCAAGCATAGCGGTAAGCTTCATCGGTAGCCATGAGCTCAATGTGTCTCTCCCGATCCCTATACATGTTTCTTTCTCCTCTCTATAGTAACTACTCGACACCCGAACCCCCCTAACTACAACCCCCTTCTGCTATTGCAACTCCTACAATTTTTCCACGTTTTTGCGATTTGGACACACATCCCTGTCTCATGAAACCAAATGAAAGGTTGACTACTTTTTAGTACGGGAGTACAATGGACCTAGATGAACGAAGAGCTGGCACAGGAAGTCCTAGCCGGCAACGTAACCCCAGAGGGGTCCAAGACCAAGCTTCACTCCTCCTCCGCCGAGGCAGTTGTTCGAGAAGCGCTCATACTAGACAGACGATTGAACGGTAGTTCGATAGGGGACATAGCTCGGGAGTTCCAAATCAGCGTGGCGCAGACGATGGCAATCATGCGCTCCGCAACATATATGGCGATGGCTCGTGACACGGTAGAGTCAGCGCTAGCCCTGGTTCGGGAACGCTTCGTCCTGCGAGCAGAAGCTGCGTCCACTCAGGTCGACAATCTCATGCTCCGGGGTGAGAACGACCGTGTCAAGCTCGCTGCAGCACAAGACATCCTCGATCGCGCAGATGCGACCAACGCTGTGAAGAAAGGGGGTGACAACGCGAATGTTACCATTCACATCAACGGGGGAGATCTCAACCTCATCCTTGAAACCGCTCAGCAGCTCGGAACAGGACACGCTCCGCGAGTTCTTGAGGCAATCGTGCAGAGACAGCCTGTACTTCCTGACCCGGGCGATTCTTGGCAAGAACAAGCTGACGCCATTCTTGCACAAGCCACTGGCGGACTTCGTCCAGACGACGAGGGAGCCCCTGACGCCTAAGGGAATGGTGATCGTCCCACGTGGTCACTACAAGACCACGATTGGTGGCGAGGGCTTTCCGATCTGGTGTTGGATCAAGGACAAGAATGACACCATCATCCTCGGGTCGGCAACTGACGGAATGGCAGTCAAGATGGGTCGTGCAGTCCGACAGCACTTCGACGGCAACAACCTCTTCCGTTGGGTTTGGTCCGATCTCCTTCCTCCCACTGGCCGTAAATGGACCGACCACGAGCTGGAGATCAACAGGGACGTCGATGTCAAGGAACCCAGCCTCTTCCTGATCGGTGTGGGTGGTACCGCGGTCGGGCTTCACTTCAGACGGATGATCAAGGACGACCTGGTCAACGAAGATCATCTCATCAGTCAGGACCAGATGCAGAAGCCGATCGATTGGCACAAGTACAGCCTCAGCCTTCTGATCAACCCAGAGCGAGACACGGAGCTCATCAACGGTACCAGGTGGGCCTACTCGGACTTCGTGTCCTATGTCCAGGACAATGAGCCTCAGTTCCGAGTCTTCTGGCAGGCGGCCACGCAGGGTGGAAAATCCATTGATGATCCGGAGGCGGAGCCGATCTTCCCAGAGGAGTTCTCCCTCAACACTCTCCGCATGATCCGTGACAGACAGGGCCCCTACATCTTCTCGTGTCAGTACATGAACGACCCTGTAGACCCTGCCAGAGCCATCATTCAGAAGGACTGGATCAACTACATCGAGGATCTGGAGAAGTTACATGACTTCGACTACAAGGCGATCCTCGAGCGATCCATGTGCTATGTCATTGTCGACCCCGCCCTCAGCAAGGAACGTCATGGGGATTACACCGGCTACGTAGTCTGCTTCGTGGATCACAACTATGACGTCTACATTGAAGAGGCCAAGAAGCTCCGCATTGGAGTCCACGAGCTGATGGACCTACTCTTTAACCTTGTAAACACGTACAACCCCACAATGGTGGGTATTGAAATGGCCTCGCTTCTCAGAGCCCTGGAGCACCCTCTCGAGACTGAGATGACCAAGAGAGGGAAGTTCTTCTACGTGAAGGCTCTTCAGCCGTCCAACAAGATCAGCAAGGAGATGCGTATCAGAGCCTCTCTCCAACCGATCTTTGCAAGGCGGAAGGTCTTCATCAGGAAGAGTCAGAAGGCTCTAGAGGAGCAGCTGATCAAGTACCCGTTCATCAACGAAGACGACATCATCGATGCCCTCGCCTACCTCCCGCACATTTGGGTACCCGGCGATCAGCCAGGCCCGGAGTACACGGATGAGGAGAAGGCGTCGATGGACCCGATGAACATTGAGTACATCCTCAACAAGCTCACTCGTGGGAACATGGCAGTGAACTATCCCTTCGTCCAAACATCCCGCGAGGTGTTGCGGGCATACGGGAGCTACCACAGCAATGTCCATCAAGACACGTCCCATCCAGTGTGACGTCGCTGCGTTCGCCACTGGGGCCAACTCGGCGGTCTCTGCATCCCTGGGAACGCCTGGGACGGGTGAGACGGCCTACGTGACCGGCTTCTATGCGGAGCTGGTCAACGGGACGGCTCCAGCTGTTGGGACGGTAGCCCTCACGCTCAGTGGAGTGGTGGGAGGCTCTCAGACCTACACTCTCAGCCGAGCGGCAACGGCTACCGTCACCTGCGATCGCCTCTCCGTGCACTTCCCGTATCCCATCCGTGCCTCCGCGACGGCAACTCCGATCGCCATCGGTGGCAACAGTGGTGCAGCCACGTCTACCCTCAACTGCTCCATCTACGGCTATCATGCCGATCACAGGTAGGCGATGCCCAGATCCAGACTGAACCCAGAACAAGTGGAGACAGTGAAGGGCATGGCCAACGACATGCTCAAGCCCACCAGGCCTGCCAAGCGCACCAAGACCAAGTTCAGGCAGTCCAAGGGTCGGATCAGAAGGGCGGGAGTCTAGTGGCCTACCAACTCCAGCCGGGCCAAGATCCTCAGGACATCGTCAACCAGATGATGGGGATGGCGGGTCCGATGGGCGGTCCTGCGATGCTCCGGCCTGGGGCGAGTCAGCTGGGGAAGTGGTACAGACACTTTGCTGGCCAGATGAAACCAGGGGGAAGCCAACGCATGACTGGTCCCCTAGATCCCAAGATCCCCTTTGGCACGGGGCAGTTCAGAGGTGGGTCCAACATGAAGGGTCAGCCGGGTCACTACCTTCCCAACCTCAAGAGTCGTGAGGGTGACGAGACTCTGATCGACATGCTCCTGGAACTGTTCTCGAGGACGAGTAAGAACTAGTGCCACCCAACGCTCTCCGGACCGCGGAGAAGTGGAGAGAGCGGATCAACGACTGGGACCAGATGTTCCAGACGAAGAACGTCCTCTACAAGCGTGTGCTCTCCTATTACAACAACGAGTTCGGTATCGGACTCCTGCCTGTGAACGTCACCTTCAGCTTCGGCCGTGCGATGATCCCTCAGCTGTACCTCAAGAACCCGACGGTGGAGTGTAACACAGAGTTGGTCCAGTTTCGTCCACTCATGCTGGGTCTCCGGAAGGTTGATGACCGCCTCATGGCGCTCACCAAGTGGAAGGAGACGGTCAAGAAGATGCTCACCAACGCATACCTCTATGGACGGGGGGTGTGCAAGGTGGGTTACAACGACGAGACCATGGACCAGATGATGGTCAGTCAGATGACGGGAGCTGTTCCGACCACTGAGATCCCATTCTACAAGCTCAGGGGTGCCTTCGGACCCAACCGCCCCTGGGTTTCTCACGTATACCCGGACGACATGGCCTTCCAATCCGACGTCAGTGAGCTAGAGGACAGTGGTTGGATGGCCATGCGGTTCGAGAGACGGATGTGGGAAGTGGCTGCTGATCCTGTCTACAAGGCTGCCGTCGGCGAGCACATCACCGATGAGGAGTCTGACGAGGTCATGGAGTTCTGGGAGATCTGGGACAAGCACACGGGCAAGTGGCAGACCCTCTATGACGACAAGTGGGTCGACGAGCCGAAGGACTTCTCCGTGTGGCCATTCTACACGCTGGACTTCAACTGGATCCCCCGTCACCCCCTACCTGTGAGCGATGCAGAGCTCATCATTGCCCTGCAGGACGAGTACAACGAGTCCAAGACGCAGATCATGGAGCACCGCCGGATCTCCGTGATGAAGATCCTCAGTCGGAAGAACGCCTTGGACCGCACCGCCAAGCAGCAGATCAACAGTGGGAAGGTGGCTCCCCTTGTGGAAGTTGACGCCAATCCTCAGGAAGCTGTCATGGTTTTTGATCCAAAGATGCCGATGGATCTCTACACGGTTGCTAACAGCACCTTGGATGACATCCGTGACACAATCGGTTTCACAAGGAATCAGATCGGGGAGTTCCAAGAGTCCACCCCGTCACAGGGTCGCACGGCGAGGGAAGCGACCATCGTCCAGCAAGCCATCAACATACGACTAGATGAGCGCAAGGACATGGTGTTGGACCTGACCAAGGGCGTGGTCGAGGCGATGAACGACTACATCATCCCTCGGTGGGACGCGCAGGAAGCCATGAAGTATGGTGGTGAAGCCTGTGCTCAGTGGGATGCTCTGAAGCAGATCCAGGGTACCTACGTGCTCAGCTTCGTCCCGGACAGCACAGTGCCCATCTCCAGGGCGGTCAGACAGCAGGAAGCCAAGGAGATGTACCAGGTTTTGGTGGGTGATCCGCTAATTGACCAGTTCAAACTGCGCATGCAGTTCCTCGCAGCCTATGAAACGGCGGACCCAACGCTGCTTCTGCCGCCGGAAATCGTGCAACAGAGCATGGGGATGCAGCAAAACATGGAGCGTGAACAGGCTGCACAGGGGGCACCTGATGCCGCGGTATGACTTTCGGTGCGATGATGGCCACGTTCACGAGCATGTTCTGCGCATGAACGACACCAAAGACCTCAATTTGCCGTGTCCAACGTGCTTCAAGCCGTCAAAATGGACTCCCACAGCGCAATTCCAGCCAGAATTCCGGCCGTTCTGGCATGAACACATGGCCGCGAGCCCGGTGTACATCGAGTCCCGGAGGGATTATGAGCGGAAATGCAGAGAACACGGGGTCTACGGACCCTACAGTGACCGAGACCGCGGTCGAAACCGGAGCGAAGTCTGATGGGTTGTCACCCGAAGAGCGTTCCGAGCTCAACCGCCGTCTGGGGTTGGGAGTCCCGGCTCCGGGAAACGCTGACCAACTTCAGGGTGGGACGAAGAGCGTCCTCCTTGTCTGGGCCGACACTGGTCGACATGACATCCAGGTCAGTGGAATCACCAATCCAAGGGAGATGCGGGCACTTCTGGAGCACGGCCTACGACACATACGTCGCTGCATTTTCCGCGGTAGACCACTCACCACGTCACCCGCTGAGTTCCACAGGTCCCGGGGCATGGATTTGCAACCCGGAGAGGAGAACTAGGTCATGAGCATTCCGGAAGAACATCTGACCAACATGGTGCCCGGTGTCAATCAGCCTGAGCCCCCGCCTGCCACAGCGGAGCAGGAGCCTTCTGAGGCTGAGAAGAAGCTCGCCGAGCTCACCAAGGAGATCGAGAGCCTCAAGAACTCGGTGGCTGACAAGGACACCAAGCTGGCCAAGGCTCAGGAGCACTTCCTGCAGCTGATCAACAACCTCCCCGAGGAGGGAGCTCCGGGACGTCAGGCCCCACCGGTGGAAGAGCCCAAGTGGGATGACATGACGGCCAAGGACATGGTCCAGTACGTCATCCAGCACGTGGACGCGGTCAACCGCAACACGGCTGAACAGCTGGGCAAGGCGATCATCGGAATCAAGCTCGAGGGACAGATCGAACGACTGGCGGACCGGGTCGGATGGGACAAGTTCATGACGGTCAAGGACGCCATCGTCGACAAGTACCGCGAGAAGAATGGGACCCTCACAGTGGCCGAGGCCTATACCCTCGTGACCGGTGAGAAGGTCGATACCCGTGCTACTCCCTCCTCGGAGGCGAGTAAAGACGGTGACAAGGGCACCTCGAACTCCAACGGCGCCGCCACTGGCCGGCGTCCTGGCTCAGGGGGCTCCTCCAAGCCATCTCCCGCACCCAAGACGTCGCGGGAAGCCGCAACGCAGGCATTCACAGAGGTCTTCGGAAAGGCCCCTGGGAGATAGCGAATGGCTCCTCCGAATCTGACGGAAGCCCTTGATACCCTGTATACGACGACCTGGCAGAAGATGCAGAACCAGGCCGTCGACCAGATCTACAACGCTCGTCCGTTCTGGTGGTGGATGAACAAGAACGGGCGCCGCGAGGAGCAGACGGGCGGCAAGTGGATCGGTGTCACCCTGAACTACGTCATCAACAACACCGTGGCCTCCATCGGACGGTTCGGCACGGTGACCATGGAGCAGCCCGACCACCTGACCATGGCCCAGTACAACTGGAAGTACGTGGCGGGGTCGGTGCAGCGCGGCTTCATCGACGACCAGCAGAACAGCGGCGAGTTCGAGATCATCGACCGCGTGCAGAACGCGCTGGACAACCTCATCCTGTCCATGCAGCAGAAGATGGGTGAGATGGTGTTCGGTGACGGCTCTGGCGGTGCCGGCAAGGACCTCGAGGGTCTCGCCAAGCACGTCTCTGTCACTCCGTCCACCACGTCGCTGGGAGGCATCGATCCGGCCACGTATACGTGGTGGCGGAACATCCAGCTGACCGCGACGGGGGCGATGGACATCTACCTCATCCCCGACATGCGGCGGCTCTACCGGCAGGTGAGTGCGGGTGTCGACTTCCCTGACCTGATCCTCACCACGGCCGACATCTTCGAGGCGTACGAGGCCGAGCTCCTCGACCTGTATCGCCTGCAGGACACGAAGGGTCAGGACCTGGGCTTCGAGAACTTCAAGTTCAAGGGCTGCACGATGTTCTGGGACGACCAGGTCTCGTCCGGCCGCATCTACATGCTCAACACGAAGTACCTGAAGCTGAAGTACGATCCGCGGGTCAACTTCGCGATGACGGAGTGGAAGCAGATTCCCAACCAGCTCGATCGTGTCGCGCAGATCGTGTTCGCGGGGAACCTCTGCACCACGCAGCGCCGGCGTCAGGGCGTCCTGACTGGGATGGCGTAGTGTTGTCCCAGGGGATGAGGCTGGTCGCGACGATCTGTTTCGTCCTGGCCGTCTTCAATGTCAACCCGGGTGGGTTCCAGATGATCCCGTTCGGGTTGGCCCTCTGGTGCGGCTCAACGCTCGTGCCGTAAACGGGCTGCATAGGCCCTTTCCTATCCGAGGAGGATAGCATGCACAAAGAGGTTTTTGCGACCTCCCTGACGGAGGCGTACACCACCGATGTCGAGGGTCTGGGGTGTGCTCGCATCGAGAACGACCCCATCATCGGGACGAGGGCCTTCCGCTGGGTGCGCAACAAGAGTGGTGGCTCTCTGGCGATCAACAGCCTGGCCGGCTGGGAGATGGGCCAGTCCGCTATCACGGCTGCGACCAACACGACCGCCAACCAGATCATCCGAGGTTCTGGCACGTGGACCGAGGGTGAGCTGTCCGACTTCTACGTCCGAGTCCTGGACGACGCTGGTGCTGCGGGTGCGGCTCCAGAGGGTGAGGTCGCTCGTATCCGGGGCAACACCACGACGACCATCACGCTTCACACGTCTCTGACCGCGGCGGTGACGGCGTCCGACACGTTCCAGGTCTTCCGTCCGTGGTACATCATCGCGACTGCTGACGCCATGGTGGGAGCGGAGACCGCGGGCGTCCTGATGGCGACCCTGGCCGACGGGTCGTACGGCTGGGTGCAGAGGAACGGCTTCCACCTGACCGCTCTCGTGGTGGCCGCTGGTACCGCTGTGGCTGCGGGTGCCGCACTGAAGCCTGGTGCCGGTCTCCTGGTGGCTGCGGCTGACAACGCCGACAACGGTGAGGTGGTGGGTGCTTCTGTGTTCGCGGTGACCTCGGACACGGTCCTCAGGACGGCTCCCGTCCTCCTGAGCCTGCCGAGCTAGCTGCGAGTCCCGTGGCCGTCCGGGTAATGACGGCCCCTTACACTGGAGGAAAGTGTTCATGACAAGAGAACAGTTTGTGGCTTGGGCGGCAGGGTTCTTCGATGGAGAGGGTCATGTCTCTCTCCGCGCAACCGATCACGTCACCTGGCAGAACGTTAATCCTCGGATTAGCGTGAGTCAGAACAGAGTCCAACCACTTCTGATGTTCCAAAAGGTGTGGGGAGGGAAGATCAAGTGTGTCGGTAGCTCTGGAAGGTGTCACGAATGGCAAATCACACGTCGGGAGGACATCGAGAAGTTCCTGGCGGAGGTGAGGCCATTTGTCATGGAGAAGGCTACTCAGCTGGCGGTAATGGCTGAGTACATTGCCTTGGGAAGCGTCAAGGACAGCCCAGCTCGTCTCAAGCTGGTGGACAAGATGCTTCAGGTTCGAAAGGAGGTGGGATAGTATGGCAACCACTGGACGCAAACCGGGTGTGGTGACTCCGACCAAGCAGTCCGGAGAGGCCACCATCAAGGGCAGTCCGCTGCCCATGAGCCAGAAGCCGCCCTACAAGTAGGCGACAGGAGGAGAGACGGTGTCCATCGAGCTCGGCGAACTCAAGCAGTTCACCAGGAAGTTCATGGGGGATCGTCTCTCCTCCAACGCCATCTTCAGTCAGGACGAGTACCTGACCGCAGTCTTCAACGACATGGTGATCCCCGACATCGTCGGCCGGTATCCATGGTCGTGGAAGTACATCATGGAGTCCGGCGTCATCGGTCAGGGTAAGTGGAAGTTCCAGATGCCGGCCACGTACCAGGACATCGCTCTCCTGATCCTCCACAGTGGCGAGGTGTCGAACACCTACAAGATGGGGTACAAGAACCCCCAACGCTTCTTCGAGATGATTCCGGACCCAGAGCTGGAGACCTCGGGGAAGGCGGAGTTCTTCACCAAGATCAACAGGGAGATCTGGTTTGACAGACCACTCGACGAGACCATGGCTCTCCGAGTGCTTGCGTACCGCCGGTTCCCACGCGTGGAGACTGATGACGAGACTTTCAGCTACATCGAGGGCGATCGCCACATGGTGCTGGCGTACGGTGCGGCGGCGTTCTGCTTCCTCACAGTAGAGGACACGGAGCACGCCAAGCCCTGGCTCACCATCTACCAGACCAGCATCGAGCAGATGTGGTCCCTGGACAACACCCAAGAAGTTGAGGAGTACACCCTGGGGAAGTTCAATCCCCATGCGGCAATGGACAGGATTCTCCAGGGCAACTACTGGCAGAATCCTTTCATCCTCACGAATCCTTGACCGAGGTCTGTGACGTGACGCCCGAAGAGTTCTCACCCGTCGAGGTGACGAACGGTGCGGAGCCCTTCATCGACGACTGTGCTGTGATCATCATCATCGACGTCCTGGAGGTATAGATGGCAAACGGCGTCTACAACAAAGGCTTGGAGGAGCTGGGGAAGGCCACCACGGACCTGGACGGCTCGACCCTCAAGGTCCTCCTCGTCAAGTCGACCTACACGTTCGACAAGGACCATCTCACGGTGGACGACGGGTCTGCCAACGACCCAGCTAGCCACGAGATCACAGCGTCAGGCTACGCTCGTCAGACTCTGGCCAACAAGGTCATCACCAGAGACGATGCCAACGACATGGCCTACCTGGACGCCGACGACGTGGTGTTCCCCGCCATCGCAGCTGGGGAGACCATCGGTGGGGCAGTCCTCTACCGGGACGCAGGGTCGGACGCAACCTCTCCCAACCTCACGTTCTACGACTTCACTGACACCCCCACCAACGGTGGAGCCCCGACCATCCAGTGGGCCCTGCCGGCGAACGGTGGTGTCATCAAGATGGTGGGTGTGTGAGTCCATTCTACACCTACTCCTCAGAGTACCAGTTCACCCTGGACAACTGGGGAACCAACCCCTCCACGACTCCCGGTACTCAGGTCACTCCGGGGTCCAGTAACGTGGAGGGTGCTTGGACAGACCTCTTCTCCAGCGCTACGCTGGCTCAGGAGTGCTACGGCTTCATGCTGTGGGTTCACACTGGAGCAGGCTCTACTCGACAGAGGAACCACCTCGTCGACGTCGGGGTCGACCCGGCTGGAGGCTCTTCCTACTCCGCGATCATCAGCAACATCGTGGCTGGCTACTCAGGCATCTTTGCCACCACCATCGTGCCCGCTGGTCACAAGTTCTTCTTCCCCATGCGCGTTCCTGCCGGTGCCACCATCGCAGCCAGAGTCCAAGGCTCTGACAGTGGGACCCCTGGCACCGTCAGGATCGCCATGAAGCTCTACGGTCAGCCCAGTGCTCCTTGGACGATGCCCTGTGGCCAGATCAGTGAGACCATTGGCACAATCACCAATTCATCTGGAGTGTCATTCACCCCCGGCAACGCGGCTGACGGCACGTGGACCTCACTGGGGACGACCAGTAGAGACCTGTGGTGGTTCCAGCTCGCCTACCAGCTGAACAGTAACATCGTCACCGCAGAGACTACCTACATCGAGCTGGGTGCTGGAGCCTCCGGTTCTCAGAGGGTCCTCATCAGGCGGTTCCACATGGGGGTCGCCACTGAGGGTATGGGAGACCTTGCCGACAGTCAGCTCAACTGGTTTGAGGGTTACCACCGTATCCCTTCTGGCACCGAGCTATGGGTCCGTGGACGTTGTGAGAACGCACCGGACAGCGGCTACGAGGCCGTGGCCATTGGAGTTGGTTGATGGCGATCAGTGAGTCTGCGAACAACGCAACCATCAGCACCACTGAGTACTTCCTGGTCTCCAACTCCACGACCAAGACGGATCAGACCAACGATGCCTTCGTCCAGGGTTGGATCGACTTCGGAGCCATGCAGTCTGGTGACCAGTATGAGGTGAAGGTCTACGAGAAGGTCAACGGAGGGACTCAGCGCACTACCCTCCTAGGGACTCTGACTGGCGCTCAGAGCAGTCACTTCCTCATCCCCGCGATGATCCTGATGGACGCGTGGGAGTTCTCAGCCAAGCGTCTGGCGGGAACGGATAGGTCGATCAGATGGTCGATCAGACAGGTCTCTTAGTTGAGCTGGATCTGGCAACCGTTCATACTGGTATCTATTCCAGGGACAACGTTCTCTGTCAGCACCAACACCATCGAGGTCTCCGCTCCAACTGCAAACCTCTTCCTGGTCATTGCCGCGACGACCAACACGATCCAGGTGTCCGCTCCCACCGCACAGCTCAACATGCAGGTGGCCGTCGACACCAACACTATTCAGGTCAGTGCCCCTACAGCGGTCCTGAACACCAAGATCCCTGCTCTGACCGCCACTGTCAACGTTTCTGCTCCAGTTGCCCTCCTCCCTATTCCCACACCCTACGATCTCTTGGCCGGGGAGATCGAGATCACGATCATTGCACCCACAGTAGCACTATTCGAGGTGCCAGCTCCTCCAGTCTTCATCGCTACAACCAACACCATCAACGTCAGTGCTCCTACTGCGGACATCGGTTATCCGCCCATCAGCCTGGAAGCGGATGGCTCTGCCGTCATCCAGGTCAGTGTTCCAGAAGCTGCCTTCGATCCAGGAGAGCCTCCACAGACTCAGACCTTCTGCGAACCTGCAGTCGAGATGGTGATGGGAGCGGTCACTGATGAAGAACCATGGAGTCCAAACTGTGAGGTCGTCCTCATGGAAGACATGTTGGTAGGGGGATAAATGCAGAAGAAACATCTCGTCGCCCTGAACCCGTCAACAGGTCAGGCTCGTGCCAACGCCACGGTCACGGTCTACAACGCTGGCACTACCACGTTGGCGAGCATCTACGCTGACGATGAGACCACACCCCTCGCCAATCCCCTGACCACAGACACCTCTGGCAGAACGTCATTCAAAGCCGGCAACGGAGACTACGACATCACAGTCTCTGGAGAGGGCTTCAATAGCTACACCATCGACCAGGTTCAGTTCGCCGAGGTGGACGACTTCCTCACCGGAGACTTCGAGACCGGCCTTCCAAACCACACCCATGAGAGTCCCACTCAGGGTGGTACGATCCGGGCCCTCCGAGCAGCTGACGCTTCTCTGTTGTTGCTGGGTGTCTGGACTGAGAACCAGCTCCTGAAGCGGGTCACTGGGAACGTCATGGAGGGGTACACCCCAATCATGCCGGTCATCAGGGCCTACACGACCGCTGGTAGTCCTCACACCTGGACCAAGCCAGCCGCTAGCACTGGATTCTTAGGCATTAAGATCCTGGTGGTGGGAGGTGGAGGTGGAGGTGCCGGGATCTACAATACGTTTGGCACCCAGAATGCGTTCGGTGGAGGTGGAGGACCTGGTGCAGGGGCTATCCATTGGATAGCTGCGGCCTCCCTGGGGGCGACGGAGACGATCACCATCGGAGCTGCTGGTGCTGGAGGTAGCGCAGGTGAGACAACCCTTGGTATTCCTCCTACGGCTGGAGCAACTGGCGGAACCACGTCATTCGGAGCTCACGTCACCTGCCCAGGAGGCTCTGGTGGGCCAGCCGGTTACTACCTAGACATCTCTGCTGGGTACGGAGCCGGCCCCATGGTTAAGAATGGGGTCCCTGGTACTCCGGTTGGTGGGAGCCTTCATGCATGGGGCGTCAGCGTGCTCTCATGCTGGCCCACTACGCTTGTAGGGAGCTCCATCGACACCTTCAACGAGACTCCCGGGCCATTCGGTCTCTATCAGGGGCGAGGTGGACCTGCTCAACGGAACGGGATCAACACCGTCTCCAACCCGGGCTACGCAGGACAAGCGGGTGTAGTTCTACTCCAGGAGTACTACGCATGAAGAAGGCACTGATCCAAGGCACCCGTGTAGCCCAGGTGGAGCAGCAGGAGTTCCCAGTTCACCCTGATCTCTACTGGGTGGACTGTGAGGATCACATCGAGGCGGACAAGTACACCTACCAGGACGGTGTGTTCACCAAGATCCCTGACCCAGCACCTCCGGTAGACCCTGGGGTTCCCTCCCTCAGCTCGGTACCCACCAGTGGCCCGTGGGTCTACCTCTGCTCCATGCAGACTGACATGACTACGCCACCTGCTGGGCAAATCCGGTTCAACAACCTGGACCCGGTAAAGGTCAACCAGATCACCGTCCACACGGTCAGTGACAACGCCTTCGACCTTCACGCGGTCTACGCCAGACTGAGGTCCAAGGATCAGATCTACATCCAGGACCAAGACAACGCCACTAGGTGGGTTCGCTACCTACTCGCTGCCCCGCCCTCTGACAGGACTGGATGGTGGCTCCTATCTGTGGGCTTGATCGAGAGCCAGGGGAACTTCATCAGCGGGAACAACAAGCTCGCCGTGATCTTCGGTGGGACGGAGATGAACAAGAGCATCGACCCGGTTCGAGGGGATGTGAAGGAGGATGTAGTCTGATGGCAATCGATGAGACAGCACCAGCAGATAGCATGCAGCTCCCGAACTTCCCCGCGTACCTGCGGAACGTGTGGGAGCAGCTGAACGGTGCCTACATCGTCTGGACCATCATCATGCCAGTCTCTGGTACTCTCTCGGTAGGCACCAACTCATCCTTTGCTTTCCCCATGCAGACTGATGTCAGCAAGCCTCCCACCGTGGTGAGCTGTGCAGTCAGGGTGAAGACGGCTCCCACTGGGCAGTCCATCAAGGTGGACTTCAACAAGAACGGTACCACCATCTTCAGTAACCAGTCCAACCGCCCTGAGATCGCTGTCAGCACCAACCTCTCTGACGACAAGACTCCAGACATCACTACCATGGCCCAGGACGATGTCTTCACTATCGACATCGACCAGGTCGGCTCGACTATTGCTGGGGCTGACCTCGTGGCGGTGATCAAGGTCAAGCAGGAGGTCGTCATCCCGTAATGCCCATCATGGCGAACGGTGACTGGGTGGAGGACATCATCCCATTGGTGGATGGCCTCTTCACCGTAGCGCCTGCTGAGGTGACTCCTAAGGGAGCTGCTACTGATATAGACTGGTTCTATGAGGTGGACAACGGTCTCCGTAAGATCCCAGGTCGCATGTCTCGAGGTGTCCCTGGCACTGCCAACGAGGCTGTCCGAGGCATGTTCTTCTGGCACCGGAAGACAGACAGCAACCTGATGGTGGTGCACACAGAGGACAAGATGTTCACCACCTCTGACTTCATCACCTTCACACAGCGTGCCACTGGACTGACCGGGACCAAGCGTGACTTCATCAGCTATGCAGCCGTCAACCCCAATGACGTTCTCCTCATGACCGATGGGGTTGATGTGCCGAAGGAAACCACTGGGACTACCTACACCAGCCTTACTCTGCCGGGTAGTGTCACCAACGCCCGGTTTGTGTTCCACTTCAAGAACCGCACAATCCTCCTGAAGACTCTAGAAGCAGGAGTGTGGCAAAATGTGCGTTTTCATTGGTCCGTTGAGGGTTCCTACAACGTTTGGACTGCGGCTAGCGGGGCAGGTTCCCAGGATATTACAGACGGCGGAGGCACTGTCGTCATGGCCGTCCTGTGGGGCGATATGGTTGTGGTCTTCAAACGCCACTGTATCAACACGATCTCTTGGACTGGAGATGAGGCGGTACCGTGGAGAGTGGCTTACTACCCGGAACTGCCCGGAACCATTTACCCTGGTTCTGTCCAAGTCTCGGCCAGTGGAGTTATCTATCTGGCCCAGGATGGACTGCGACTCTTTAGCGGCAACTCGAGCACTCCTGTTGCACCGAACGTGATGCTGGAGATCACCGCTATTGCTGCTGACCAGGCCAACGCGGTGACTAGCACCTTCGACCAACGTCTCAGACGGTACATGCTGGGTGTGCCCACTGCTGGCCAGACTGACAACAACAGGGTGTGGGAACTGCACCTGGACCCTGAGCAGGTCAAGCTGTTCAAGCGGTCACAGCAGGTGTCTGCATTCGGCTTCTTCTACCGTGTGAGTCCTCTGACGTTTGCCACTCTGCCTGTCTCATTCCAGCAGGCTCCATTCTCCTTCGACGACCCCCTGGTCCTAGGCTCTTACCCAGTGCTGGTGAGTGGAGACTACGATGGCGAGGTCTACGAGCACGAGGTCACCACAGACGATGATGGTGAAACCGTGGAGTCCTTCGTGGAGCTCGGCCCATTTCCCAAGGATCCCAACATCACCATGCTGGTGGACAAGCGCCTCATCGAAATGCGTCTGAGAGGTTACAAGACGGCCAACACCACTCTGACCATCAAGATCCGTCCTATTCACTCTACGGTTTGGACTACTCTAACCGATAGCCCAGACATGTCCACCCACGAGGATAGTGACAGTCACATCATCCCGGTGGACATCAGTGGAGAGCAGTTCTTCATCCGGTTGGAGAATGATCAGCAGTACGGGTGGCCTCAGTTCTACTACATCGGACTGTTCGGCACCAGTACGGGACGGCCGAGGAGGAGGTAATGGCCGATGCCAAGGGGCGTCTGGAGCGTGACTTTCCGCCCACTCTCGCTGTGGCCTGGACTCGTCTACTACGAGCCCTGGACTATATCTCCTTCGGTAACGGCACTACCTCAAGCGGGAACATGGACGCTTGTTGGGTCAATTTCAACACTGGAGTGGCCAATTCAGAGCTGGCCATCGCACACACTCTCAAGCGGATTCCAATCGGGTACCTTCCCGTGTCCTATAGCCAGGCGTGCGTGATCTACACAGGGGCTGGCACTTGGACAACCTCCACCATCTTTGTGAGGGGTAACGTGGCATCAACAAACGTCCGGATGTTGGTGTTCTGATGCCTCCCGTACCGGCCTCCTCGATGCGGTCGGACAGTAGTGACATCGCTGGTGAGATCCTATCTGCCCTCAAGCTGGCCAACCAAGGTCTCAAGCTGACAGGTACAAATATCCCCGGGGTCAACTCCATCTTCAACATCGCCAACCTCATCCGCAACCCCACGCCTCAGGGAGCCCTAGGGCTGATCCAGAGTGGTATCCCGGACATTGCTAGACTGATGACCCAGGGGCTCCCAAGCTTCTCAGACATCGGCTCGAACATCTCCAACTTTGCCTCAGGTATCGGAGACTTGTTCTCTGGGCTGGGAACTGACCTAGCTGGCACCATCGGCTCTGCTGCCGGCTCTGCCGCCTCGAGCCTTGCCAGTCTGGGTCCTGCTCTTGGAGCCTCCATGATGAGCCTCTTCGCTGGTGGAGGTCCACTCAGGTTCCTAGACGCTCCCGATGTCATGACTCCCGTGGAACGTGCCAGACTCCTGAGAGGCCAGGCTGCCAACAAGGCCACCATGGGGATCTACGACCGGATCAACAACGCTGACGACTTCCTGGCTGCCATGCCTCAGCAGCACTGGGGGGCCTCCCTCGGCAACTCGATGGCCTCCATGCTCAACCCGCGTCTAGGCATGTACGACATGACCGAATCTGGTCAATTCAGCCAGCCAGGAAACCTGAGCAAGTCCTACATTGGTAGGAACAACCAGTCCATCCTCGACACCATGCCTGACCTGGCCCTCTTCGACCTGATGGACACCCTCCACAACATGGGATACCGAGGGTCCAACATCAGCCCAGAGGGAGTCGGTACCCTGGCTGAGCTGGACTGGGATCCCATGCTTCCGAGTGGACAACCCCTGATCTTCCCCAACCTCCCAGCCTCTGCACAGAGTGAGGGACGGGGTGGTGTTCAGGAGATGATGAGGGTTGGTTCTCGGATCGGTCCTGGAGCACATCCTCAGACAGAGGCTCCTAGGTCGGTCAACTACGGTGGTAAGGACATTGCCTCCCAGCTGTTCGGTCCCGCCTATCAGGAGCCCAGTGGAGCCAGTGGGGTCCCCGTCACCGGAGGTTATCAGGCGTGGGAACCCACCCAGAGGAACCTGGCAGGTATCGTCGCAGGACAGATGATCGGAGCTCGGAGCCCATACGGAGCCCTTGATCAGATGGGCTACTACCAGCCAGAGTCTGGTGAGGGTCAGAGTGGTCAGACCTTCGGTGCTCAGACCATGCCATGGGAAGCTGCACCGACTGGAATCTCTGGTCCTGGCACTGGTAAGGGGTTCTCTTCTCGTGCTGCATCTGTCCTGGGTCGGTACACCGATCCCAACTCACCTCTCTACATGCAACAGGGTACCAACTGGCAGAACTGGGGTGAGGACACCGGACAGGATTGGAGTGGCCTGGCTCCGGTGAAGATGAAGCCCCTCTACTACGACGGGCCAGAGCGTGATGTGCCGGCCAACGTCCTGATGAAGTCCACCTACAATGGAGGGATGGATCCCCTGTACTTGTATGAGTTGCAGGAGAAGAGACCTCAGTCCTACTCGTCCTGGACCAATGCGGATCAACTGCTCTACCCGTGGCAATACAGGACTCAGGGACCGGCTCCCGGTGAGGGGACTGGATAAGGGGTGATATAGATGGCTATCGGTGACGACCTCCTAGACCAAGACTGGGGCACCGGAGACTGGGGGTCAGGCTGGTTCGATCCATCCCTGATCATGGAGCCTATCGACTGGGAGAGCTGGGAGGCAGACGCAGCCCCAGGCCCAGGCTGGCAGGCTGGTGACACGACTCCCGGTGGCCAGACCATGGGTCAGGATGGTCGCTGGTACCGGCAGGACAAGGGAGGTAACTGGTACCCAGCAGAGGATCCAGGTCCAGTCAGTGACGCTGTCAGCCGGATGACCAACGCTCAGTCTGGCTCGGCCACGACCTCACTGGGTGGTGGGTGGCAGAACCCCTCGTGGCTCAGCAGTCTCCTCAGCAGCATGGGTTCTGGGATCAACAGTCTCCTCGGGAATCCATCATTCGGTAACCTCCTCAGTAGTGCCATCCCAGCCCTCGCCAGTGGAGCTCTGGGCCAGAATGCCTTCGACGAGGCCTTCGCCAAGCTGAGGAAGACGTTCAACCCTGGTGCTGCTGAACAAGAGATGCTCGACTATGTCACTGGACGGTCTCGCGGTCGAGAGATGACCGGAGTCGAGTCGACCATCAACGACATGCTCGCTGGTGGGAAGATCCCTGGGATGGAGGACCTCGACAAGTTCGCAGCTTCATCCCAGAAGTTCGCAGATACTCCTCTCGACTACAAGTCCATCCTCGGACAGATCGACCCGATCGTGCAACCCTACCTGCAGAAGGCTGTCGAGTCGGAGAACTACGGCCGCCGGAAGATCGGCTCTGCCCTCACCGCATCAGGCAGCTTCTACGGCACACCCCAAGTCGACCTGGAAGGACGCCTGGCCAGGGAAACAAACACCGCCATGAGCCAAGCCATCGCGCAGCTAGCACAGGGTGAGAGATCCCTGCGGTCGGGCGAGGCTCTGGCGGGCAACCGTGGCCTCTCGGCAGTGCCTGGCATGAGACAGAGCCTCCTGAGTGGGGCTCAGCAGCTTGACCCACAGAAGAGGATCCTGGACGAGCGGCTCGACACGTCCTACAAGGGTGCTCAGCTCGCCGGCCAATCCCGTGGTAACATCGCCTCTGCTACCAGCACTGGCATCGGTCAGGCAGCCAAGATGGCTGAGACTGCTGCTGGCACACCCTACAACGTCTTAGCCCTCCAACAGCTCCTGAGGGGAGGTTGATCTAGATGGCTCTCGGGTTCAACATTGGGATGGGAGCTGGCACCAAGCAGGGCCTAGATGCTGCTACCGTGGTGGCAGAGCTCCTCGACAGGAAAAGACGGACTGGCCTAGCTGAACAGGAGATCGCTCAGAGGGAGCGTCAGATCGCTGAACAAGAGGCGATGAACCGGTTCACCCGTGGCAAGGGCCTCATCGAGATGGGTGACATCTCTGGTGGAGCCCCTCTGGTGGGAGGCAACGTTGCCAACATCAGGGACCCCTACGTCCTCAGAGTTCTGGAGCTGATGACCCAATTCGGTAGCGATCCCAAGACTCCTGAAGAGGCGCTGACGAGAGAGGCCTCTGGTGGTGGTGGCCGTGGGCAGGCTATGACAATGCTTCGTGACATTGTCAATAGAGGTCGACCTGGACAACAGCCTCTGGCAGAGCCTAAGGTAGACGAGGCCAAGCTGTTCGACATCATGAGAAAGTCGCAGGCATCCAAGGAGCACCTCACCGAAGGTCAACTCTTTGCCCGTGCCATTCTCAATCCCGAGATCATCCCCGAGCAGTATCGTGAGCAGTTTATGAAGGCGGGGATGGCTCGGTTCGGCAATGACGTCCAGGTGATGCGCAACATCCTTGAGGAGCAGAGACTCCACATTGAGCGTCTGACCAAGCAGGCTCAAACCGCTCGGGACACGGAGCGGACTGGGCTCATGGGCCGTGAGACTGCTGTAAAGGAGGCCGAGGCAGCTCTGAGGGAGTCGGAGAACGCTCGTAAGCATGGCGAAACGATCATGCAGAACCGCAAGGGGATCTACGACCGTATCTCAGCTGAGACCAGGAACATCGACGACAACATCACCAAGCAGCTAGAGGCAGCTGGTAAGGACCTCGGTGTGGTAATGTCTAGGGACCCCACGGGCAAGGACAAGCGCACCATAGCCGAGAAGGTTGAGGATCTCAGGAAGAACGTCAGGAGACAGGGAGTCCAGCAGAAGCTCGTCATCTACAAGCGTGCACTCGCGGAGCTCAGGGCGTCTAAGGACCAGTACGGCATCAGCGAGATGGAGGCCATGATCAAGGACCTCGAGGCTCAGGTCGAGAAGGAGGGTAGAGCCCCTCTGCAGGCACCCAAGTAAATGGCCATCAACCCTCCAGTCATCAACATCACGAAGCCCGAGGACGCTTATCCTGGACTGAGAGCCTACGTCAAGGAGAAGCGGAAGGAGGGCCTCGACGATCTGGCTATCACTGGCCGGATCATGGACTGGATGAAGGAGGCCAGAGACCAGGGCTACAGTGACGAGGAGATCAACGCCAAGGTCAGCGGCCCCAAACTGGAGCTGCCCAAGTCTTCGTGGGACATCCCAGGCATCGCGAAGTTCGCTTACCGTGGCTTTACAGAACCTGCGACTCCTGAGAAGCAGAAGTCCCTCGAGAGTGGGTTCTGGAAGGGGATCACCCTCGGTTACGGCCAGGAGTACGACTACGAACCCACCTACGGGAACATCACAGCTGACGTAGTCGGCCAGCTCATGGGCACGGTCCTTCCCTGGGCTGCTGTCAGTACAGGTCTCAAGCTGGCTGTGGGAGGAGGGAGAGCTCTTATCCCGGGTGCCGCCGCTGCTAGCAGGGCACTGACACTCGGTGGGACTGGTGCTCTGGCGCGGGGGGTGCGTAGTGGACTGGCCACTGGCGCCGAGGGAGTTGTGGGTGGTGGTATTGTCGGCGGGCTCAGTGCTACTCCCGGTGGGGGTCTTGATGTTCGTCAGCGGGCTGAACAGGCTCTTGAGGGAGCTTTCAACGCTTGGAACATTCTTGGCTCGACGGTTGCGGGAGGTGTGGGAGGAGGCCTTGCCTACCGAAAGTGGAAGCAGGCCGAGAAGGCCTACCGCGAGCTTCGAGCTCAGATGCCGAAGGACAACATTGCGGTTGTCGAGACCACTGGCTCGGCGCCTGAGGCGGCTCCTAGCGTACCGCCGACTGAGCACCCGTCGACCCCGGTAGCTTACAAGGACCTCAACGACAACGGCATCCTGTACCGAGCTAGGCAAGAGATCGAGACCAAGGGTGTCCTGGACGACGTCGAACTCCGCGACGACTTGGACAGGCGGTCTAGAGAGAACTCCTTCTTTCAGACCCTGCTCGCCAAGGAGATTGACCAGGGTCTCCGCAAGTACCGTCAGACCACCAAGGCTGAGGAAGCTGTCAGGACGGCCGACAAGTACCCTGAACGGGAGATGATCAAGGACCCGGCTAACGCCGACATGACGGGCCTCCCTCCAGACGAGCTCATCGCCATGGAAGGTCGACTCTCCGAGTCACTCATCCGGCTGGAGAGCTCCACCAACCCCAGCAGGAAGATCATCAGGGAGAACACTGCCTACCTGCTCAACAAAGTCAGAGAGGCCATCCCTGAGGCTCGTAAGAGACGAGTGGAGCCGGGTCGGTCACCGATCAGGACCAGGAGTGGTGGAGGCCTCGACCTAGACCAAGTGATCACAGCCGACTACATCCAGAGGGTGTCCGTCAATAGGAGCCCGAGGGGAGATAACCACTACCTGGTCAAGGCCTTCCGCAAGCACGAGCAGGGCTACGAGGAGATTGGGCTCGCTGACCTGACAGCCCAGCAGTATGGACACCTTGACCAAAACGTGGTCAAGATTGGAGCTCCGGACAAGATCTACAAGCCGGACCCCCTAGCCAACAAGACAGTGAGCCCGGACTACGCCGCACACCTGGCAGCTGCTGCTAAGCTCTTCAAGCCTGGGGAACTGGTCACCGTACCTAGGATCCAGAACGCTCGGAACCTGTCAGAGCAATACGCCCTTGCCATCGCCAACGACCTCAGAATCCAGCGGGGTGAGGTGCCTCAGGTCCCACCGATCGAGGGAGGATCAATGGGTCCCCTCGGTCCAGAGCGCTCAGCCAAGGTAGAGGCGAGGATCCGTCAGCTGAAGATGATGCAGCAGTCTGATAAGGAAGGCTCTTCCACCTGGAGACTCTACCAGAGTTTGATTGACGACTTGGAGAGGGAAGGCAAGATCAGGGCCGGCAACCTAGCCAAGCTGGGAATCGTCAAGAAGACCACGATGGGGGCCGAGGGAGCTGTTCGCCCCGAACCCACTGAGGGACCTGGTACTGGTAAGGGCGCCAAGGCTGCAGCAGATATCGAACGTGCTCGGGCTGAGGGTTTAGCGACACCCACTCCTCCAACAGACCTTGACGTGCAGGGTCTTGCTAGGGTGTATGGGATAGACCCTAGCGACCCCAACCTCGTAGAGAAGGTCAGCGCGATCCATGCGAAGTCTCAGCCACAACAGCCTGTCCGGCAAGAGCCAGTGGGTGGTGTCCAAGGTGACGTCCTAGGCACAGAGACGGTCACTGGTAACGTCATCAAGCCCCAGACGGATGAGCCCAAGCCTATCGCGGTCAAAGAGGGCACAGTCGGTGACATGGCTCAGGTCGTCTACTACGATCTCACCAAGTCCGGCAAGGTGCCAGGCAGAACATGGCCAGCAGAGCGCCCTGAGAGAGCTGCAGCTCGAGCCCAGCAGATCGAGGCGATGGCCAAGGAACTCGGCTTGACAGACTTCCGGATCGAGATCAAGCCCCTCCCAGACCCAGGACAACCTACACAGGCTGCTAGGAATGTAGGTGGCACTGCAGCCAACGTGGTCGAGCGAATCAGACTCCGCCTGGCAAGACGACGTAAGGGTGAACCTGAACCAACAGCCACTCCAGAACCCACAACAGAGCCTGCTGGCCGAGACTTCGAGCGGACCGCCTACGACGCCCAGGGAAGGCCCCTCAACAAACCCACTGGGAAAGCTATCCCCGACAAGACAACGGGCGCTCCAGTCCGCTTCCCCGAGTCTGGTGCTGGTACTGGTCCTGGGATATCCAGCAAGACTTTGGAGCTGATGGCAGGCGACAAGGGCTTCGAGATGCAGACGGAGTGGGGAGGTCCTGGACAACCCTCCACCTTCCGCCTAGTACGAGCTGATGGCAACGTTCTGGAGACCAAGGACATGATGGAAGTCCTGCGGTGGCTCCAGATGCTCGACAACAAGACTCCTGGTCCATCGAACAAGTGGTTCTCCGGAGCCATGCTGTCTGTGGACGACAGGCTCCAAGCCAGCAAAGCAGCTGCTGAGGCCAACGTAGTCGGACCCAAGAGCCATGAACCAGTCATGCCTCCAGACGCTCCCCCCACTCCCCATGCCCAAGAAACCTTAGATCCGCCCAGTCTCCCACCCATCAGTGGTGGAGCTGGGGACTGGTTCATCGATGCCATCGCGGCCAAACGAGGGATGTCTCCTACTCAGCTCCAGAAGTTCACGGACGCCTACTACGCTCTGTACAAGAAGTATGGGCCTGAGATGCACGCCGCCTTCATCAGGGAGTGGCAGCCTGCACAGTCTCCTGAGGCTAGTTGGAATCCCCTGGACTACTTCCCCTCTAGCCAACCCCAGAACCACTGGAACCCAATCATCCGAGCGGTCAGCGGTGAGGCCCTCCAACACCTAGAACTCCCACGACTGTTCGAGTTTCAGCAACAGATCGAGTTCTACAACAAGAACTGGGCTAACCTGACGCTGGACGACAGGAAGCTCATCGGTCGTGCAATGTCTGGTTCTGCTAACGCCAAGGCCAAGATTGCCACCAGCAGTGTAGAGCTCCAAGCCGGGTATGCAGCAGCCTTGAATTGGGCCGACGACGTTGCCACACGGTTGTCGATGGCTCCCGACTGGGTTAACTATATCAGGGGTATCATCGACTTTGACCACTTTTACAAGCAGTTCCGCAACCAATTCCTTGGTTACAAGGGCTACATGGATCCTGCTATGCCCGCCGCGTTGAAGCAGGCTCTGCCCTTTGAATCGGACTATAAGAGGGTTCTTCGATCAGTCCAGAAGCAGGAGAACTGGAAGGACCTACCAAAGGGCATCAAGGACACCATCAAGGACGACATCTTCCATCTCGTCCCGGAACACGAGTACGCTGCCCTTCCCAACTACATGAAGAAGCTCATCCCTGAGGAAGCCTGGAAGACGTTCCCAGTCACCAGTGGGATGCCCTTCAGTGAGGATTGGGCTCACACCTTCAGAGCCCTTCTACCCCACGTGATGGACAATCTCTACGCTAAGCCCTTCTTCGAGCGTTGGGATCCCCTAGTGCAATCTCTTCCTCAGGGCAATGCATGGTCCACCCGAGGCTATCTGGAACGTTACCTAAATAGGTT